TTGTATAACTAATTCCTTTACAGCAGAAGAACTGAGGAACGCCATGAGGACGGGTTTGATAAGTACGATCATTTTTTATAATAGGGTTAGAATGGCCAGAGTTTTCTCTTCTCTGGAGGTTTAGGTGGAATTAAAGCTGAAATTGGAACTATATCAGAACACATATGCTCTACTCTAGAACCAGGTCTATATGTAAATCCTTTCTGTTGAAGTTCAGCACATTTAAGACTTCTGACTAGTTCATAATCTAATCTCATCTTTTCTTCTTGTCTTGCCGCTATACTGCGGCATCTCTTTAAAGATTCTTTATCTAGGGGGATCATAAAGTTAACTTGAAATCCCCAGTTCTCAGCTACTGTATAAGTTTGCTGAGTCATTGTTTCATCAAATGGAGTTGTATGATTTCCCATATAAAATGGTGAGAAAGTCATTGTCGATCCATTACATGAAATGTTAGGTCCGTATTGCTGTCTTGACGGTGCTCCATTATTTTGGAATTGCACCGCTTGGTTGGTTACATTTCCCGTTGCAGCTGCTACTGGATTGCTAACATTAGTTTCTTCTGGATTTTCAGCTTTAGCTGGTATTATTGAGAGAAGACTGATAAGGATACCGTAGTAGAAGTAACGTCGATAGTTCTGTCTATTACTTCGACTGATAACACTTGACTTGCTGCTCTTTCTACTATTTCTAGTGAAAAAGGATCTCCAGCAGTGTGTAAAGTAAAGATTGAATCTGTATCTACTATACCTCCTGAAGAGGCTGATGTATGAGTTATATTTTCCCCACTCCATTTGTCTAAAGCAGACCCATAGGTGGTTGTTGTTATTTCTTCCACGATTTCTTGTGTAGTCGTGGTAGTGGAATTCATTGATCCCTGAGTGAAATTCGGGGTTACTAATTCTGCTCTCGCTACCGTGGGTGATGCCAGCAATAAGAGTATTAGCCATTTTTTCATTGCTTTAATTTTTCTTTTTCGTTCTTTTTGCCATTTCCATTACCTGTAGACAAACCAAAAGTTGCAAGTGCTCCTGTAAAAATCGAAGCCGGAAATGTAATATCTCCACCTGGGCTTTTTTTAAACATAGGTAATTCTACATAGTTTAAAGTTATGATAAATCCACTCCAAATGACTACTCCCAATCGGACCATAGCCCCAAGGATTACCATTTGCTCTTCGTGGTCATCTACGTTTTCTTTTAATTTTCCAAAGAATCCTTTTGGTTTTTCTTTCGTTGCTCCTTCCATGCGTTAACTTTAGATTGTAATTGTTTTTGAACTTTCTTTTTAATTGGTTCAAATAAAGATTGAGTAACAGAGGTTGTAGCTACTGCTATTGCTGCTGTAGTAACAGCCGTAACAACAACTGCTGTTTCTGGTAAAGGTATTTGTATATCTAGTACAGGTACTGATAACTTAGGTGCAGATGGTTGTTCTTCCTTACGTGACTCTCTAACGCCTTCAGGAGCCTCTAGATCGCTCGGTGGTACCACGATGGGGCGATATGATGGTATCCGAGCTGAAGGGGGCTTAAAATCGATTCTAGGCAGGTCTATGGCTTTAGGAAGGGTAGCTCTTGGTAAATTTATATTACCAAGTTTCATTTAAGTTACTATTTTAACAGTAGTACCATCACGCCATAAATCGCCTGCAGTTAATCCACTAGCCGATGTTGGTAAAGCAGTAATGGTTAATGATCCTATAGTTAATGCTCCTGATGTTGAATATCTTCCATCAGTTAAAGTCTCTACTTGAGATGTTCCGTCAAATGTTCTGTATGTCATAATTGTTAATTGTTAGGATGGTGGAGTAGGCCATGTGATGTTATAAGGATCAGATTGAGTTGTAATATCTCTTAATGCTTGTCTATAGTTTTTCCATTCATCACTCATAGTTAAATCACTAGAAGCTCTCCAATCAGTAGCTTCTAGTTTTTCATTCCTTTCTTCTCTAATAATGTCCCACTGCATAGCTATATTTGCAGCCTTCTCGTCATCAGTACATGTTTCTATTTTTACTGAGTAAGCTTTGCCTCCTGAATCTAAATAAACATCAACCTTAGTTAATTTCTGATCAGGTTCAGTTGTAGCTAACCATTCAGTAATTTCAACTAAGTTATTATCACTAATAAAAGTTGCATTAGGTCCAGATTTTGAAAAAGATGTATTAGGGAATAATTCAAAGATAGTACCAATTTTAGTAACTGAAGTACCATCAACAATTGCGTATTTCATAATTTAATGCCCAAATCTTGCTTTTTGATCGTTCCAGTTAGTTGTTACTTCTGATGAGGTTAATGCTTTATCTTGATAAAATCTAAAAATTCCAATTCTATAATCTGGTGAGCCTGAGTTATAAACAGCAAGAGGCCTTCCGTATCTCATGTAATCATAATCATTATTATCGTAAGTTGTCATTTTAAGGGTATTATTCACATATCCCTTAAGATTATTACTACTTGTACCAGAATTTTTTGAAATCACAAGATGCACCCAATCAGACCAACCTGCACCGCTAGATGGTTTACCAGGAATATCATTATTTAGTAACATCCGTGCGACGTTTGTGTGTCTTAATCTAAGATCTCCTGCTCTTCCACTACTTGCATTTAAGTTATAAACATCAGTTTGAAGGTTTATATTTCCACCCGCTGTCTTTTCATTATAGAACTTATACCAATTAACATTGTTAGACTTACTATGATCTAAATAAAATCTGATCCAGTATTCTATTGTATAAGCACCTGTTCCAATATTAAAAAGATTATTAGAATCCGTTATTGTTGGAGCATTATAGTTAAGAGCAGCCGCTGAAGTTGAAGTGTCGTTACCTGGTATTAGTAGTATCGTGTGTTCCCCAGTACCACTCCAGTTTGAACTCTTAGCTTCAATACAACCATCTGCGTCGCTATTGAAATCAATAGTGTCAATATCAGAGGTATTTGTCCAAGTAGCACCACCAGCTTTTTTTCTAATAAGACCATCATTATGATCGCCAACTAAATTATTAACTGTATAGTCAGCAGCGTTAGAACTTTTATTTCTATTCCAACAAGACGTATCGCTAAAATCATAATGAACTAGTAAATCAGTAGTAACACCACCAAAACCACCACCATCTGTACTAGGTATACCACCAGCTCTTAAAAAGTGGTTTCTCATTAGGCTACATCTCCTACATGTGAACCATATAACGTACCACCTACTTTCCAAAGTTCAATAACTGTATAACCACTAGTTGCTAAGGTTGGAGCACTACCTCCTACCCAAGTCATAGTTGGCCAAGTAATTGTATGAGCACTGCCATCATCAACCATTAATAACATTGACTGACCAGCAGCAATACTTTCAGTAAGTGTTGTATTACCTCCTAAAGTTTTAGTTTGAATCATACCGTTATCTGGTTCTAATTCAGTACCTGATAATGCATATACATTTTCATTAATTGCATCTTCAAATGTAACTGAACCTGTAAATGTTCCTCCTGCAAGAGGCATTTTTGTTGCATCAGCAGGTGTAGCCCAATTTCCATTATGTGCTAAAAATTCACCAGAGCTACCTGCAGCGGGTACGTGAGCACTATTACCTGTACCAGCATTATGGTCGTATGCCCAGTTAGAGCTTATAGCTTCATTAGTTACACCATCTACAGGTGTGTCATCTATAGCTACTTGAGTATTAGTATCTGGAGGTGTACCCCATGTTCCGTCATGTTTTAAGAATTGTCCAGAACTACCTGCTGCAGGGACATGAGCACTGTTTCCTGTACCAGCATTATGATCATACGCCCAATTAGATGTAATTGATTCAGATGTTTCTCCATCTACAGGAGTATCATCTATACCTCGTTGAGTATTAGTATCTGGAGGTGTACCCCATGTACCATCATGTTTTAAAAACTGACCTGAACTTCCAGCTGCAGGAACATGGGCACTATTACCAGTTCCAGCATTGTGATCATAAGCCCAGTTAGAGCTTATAGCTTCATTAGTGACACCATCAACAGGTGTATCGTCAATTGCTATTTGCGTATTAGTATCAGGAGGTACTTCCCAACTTCCATCAGCTTTTAAAAACTTACCACCATGAGCACCAGGTAATTGAGGTGCTAAACCATTTGCACTAGAATCTACAACACTATAAGTAGTATTAGTAGCTACTAAATCTATAGTACCGTCACTATCTTCATATGTTGCTGATATATTAGTTTCTGTATTACCACTGAACATACCTCCTACAATGTCTTGAACTGCTTCAGTAGTTAATTGGGTATTTGTATCTGTTGGTACCGCCCACGTTAATTGATCAGTATTATCTTTATACTGTAAAAAATAACCATCACTAGGAGCGTTACTTATATCTAATTTTACTTCAGCAAGAGAATCATCAGCAACAGAAATTGAACTAGCATCTACATATGCTTTAACTGATTGTTGACTAGCTGCTTGTGTAGCACTATTGGAAGCAAAATTATCTTCATCTAATAATCCAGTTGAAACTGAAATTAAAGATGAACCTTCTTTAACATATAAACTATTTTGATCTGTAGCATAAACAATTTCACCTTCTTGTAAATCGTCAATACTACTATTTAAATTTGAATATGAACCCCTAGCTATTTTTATAGGGGTTCTAGTTGCTGGTGTTGGCATGATTTAAGATCCGAAATTACCTCCATCATATTCATCTGAAACTGTTGCGTTGGAGCTACCATTTTCAAAATTACCTCCATCCATAAAGTTATTTTCTAAATATGAACTTAGCATAAAATGTGATGAACCAAATCGACCTAAAGTTATTGATTCAACTAATCCACTAGCAGGCCAACCTACATAATTACCGTTAGCATCGTATGTTCTGTATGTCATAATTAGTTATTACCTACAGTTATATTAATCCATTGTCGTCCATTATGTATAAATACATCTGCATCACCAGTAGATACATCTAGTACTCTTCCTGAAACAAATCCATGAGCAGTTCCTGTGTTATAAGTAGTATTTGTAAGAGTTATATCATTAGTACTTGTACCATAAGTTCCATCTCCAGTACCAAGTATAATTATTACTTGTCCTTCAACGCCTCCAGTTATTGTCTCAATACTTACTGCACCTGAACTAGAATATAAATTAAGATATGTTGCATTTTGTATATTATTTCCAGTATTATCACTAGCATGTAATGCTAAAGTAGTTAAACCAGTAACATCTTTACTTGTTTTACTAAGTATTAGTGGACCACCAATTGTTACTGCTTTCTGAGCTGCTGTTGTTAATGTACCAGCTATTGTTGTATTACCAGTAGAACCAGCAACATTAAACTTATTAGTATTTACATTTATATCAGTGGTTAAATCTACTTGTCCAGTAATAGATACACCTGTAGTAAGTGTTTCAAATTTCTTATTACCATTCCAATAAAGTTCTACTTGTCCATCATGTACACACTTAATAGAGCGTTCACCATTTAAAGCATCTATCCATATATCACCACCTACATCTGCATCTTTATTTGCAGCAATTACTAAGTTACCAGTTTTATTCTGAATGTAAGAGTTTGTCCCATTATGGAAAACGTGTAAATCGTCACCTTGACCAATCCTTAACAAATCATCATCTTGTAAATCTAAATTACTATTGAAAGTTACATCACCAGTTACATTTAATGTACCAGCAATAGTAGTATCACCATCTGAACCTGCAACTGTAAATTTATTAGTATTAACACTGAAATCGCCAGTAACTTCTAATGTACTATCCAGAGTAGTAGCACCTGTTACATCAAATGTACCAGCTATATCAATATTATCCGTTAACTTAGTACCATCAACTGAATCGTTAGCAATTTTAGCATTATTAACTACACTATTATCTATAGTCCAAGTATTACCTGAATTTGATACAGTTATATCACCTTTATCACTGTCACTTAAACTACCAGAATTAGTTAGTGTACCATATTCATTTATATTAAATCTTAGTTGATTTAAAGAATCATTTAAATCGTCTGCTGTAATAGAAGATCCAGCTTGAAATGTATTTATAGGAGTATCAACAGCTGTTATTCTTTGAGCTGTTACAACGCCAGCTAAAGGTGCTCCAGCATTACCACTTCCATCATTAGTTTGTAAGGAACCTTGAATATTACTAGAGATAAACGTTATTGTTTTTGCAGTTTGGTTAATAGTATATTGACCAGCAACTGCACCTGTGTTTTCTGTTACAAGTGTTTTAGCAGTACCTCCCGTAGGATCAATAAATACTTTGATATCTGAAGTTCTTAAGAAATCAAATTCACTAATAGTAAATACTTTTGTTGAACCGTTACTTGTAAATGTTTGTTCTATTGCCATTGTTATTTAACCATGTTTAGTGTTTCTTGTAACCCTGCATCCTCGTATAGTTGATCTAGATTACCTGCTTTTTGGTTGTAGTCAGCATTGATTTTTTCATACTCACGTTCTCTAATACCAGCTCTCATCTCATCAGGTAAGTTATCCTCTGCTACTCGTTTAGCTTGAGCATAAGCTTGTTGTAACCTAGAATAAATATTAGCATA